AGCCTGCTGCTGAAACTCTTTCAGAGCGTGCACACGTTGGTTCTGCTGCTTGGATTGAAGCACCAACAATGCTAGGCGAGTTTGCACACGGCACATACACAGACCGTGCAGAGCAGACAATTGAAACTGTTGTACGCTCAGGCGGACGTCAACAGCGCCCAGCACCAACAGTCGTAAACGACTAATCAATTTAGCAACCTGACCCCGCTCATACGGTAGTGTATGGGCGGGAACAGGCTATCTGGAGGAGTTCAGTGAGAAAACCCGCTAATCCAAAACTGTATGCAATGTTTGTTGCACAGGCTAAGGCTAAGTATTCAAAGTGGCCTAATCCTGGTGCAAGTGCATGGGTTGCTAAAAAATATCAACAAGCAGGTGGGCAGTACGTAGAAACTACCGAAGCAGACCGTCGAAAAAAGATGGCGCAAAAGAAACAACAAAAAGAATTAGAAAATAAAAAAGGCGTAAAGAAAAAAGAAGAAAATAAATCCGAAAAGGATAAAGGCAAGAAGTAATGTCATTTCTAGATTTCACGCCACCGTCGTATAGAGCGGCGTCATCTGACCTTACTATTTCCATTTCCCCTCTTGGCCTTGTAGAACTTGCTGATGAAGAATTTGAGGTTCACGGTCCTCGTCTAAACCGTTACTCACTTAACTGGGCAATGTACCTTGGTCATCACTGGGGTTATCGTCGTGAACAAGGCGAAATGCAAATTGCCGTTAACTACTACAGAGCATTCAATGATTATCTTGCTCGTTTCGTATTTGGTCGTGGAGTTCATTTCCGTTCACCAAAGTCAACTGAGGCTATTGTTCCTGACCGCTTAGAACGCATTTGGGAAATTGACAATGACAAGATGCGTGTCCTGCTTGAAATGGGACAGCAGGGCGGTATCACTGGCGATGTATTTGTCAAGGTAGCCTACGAAGAGCCTTGGACAGACTCTGCTGGCATGTTCCATCCAGGTCGTGTTCGTATTCTTCCTATGAACTCATCTTTCTGCTTCCCTGAATTTCACCCGCATGACAGAACGCGATTACTGAGATTCAAACAGAAGTATCGTTTCTGGGGCACATCACTTGAAGGTACTCGTCAAGTATTTACCTATACTGAAATCTTGACTGATGATGTCATCGAAGAGTACATCAACGATGAACTCATTGATTCACGCCCAAATCCACTAGGTCAAATTCCAGTGGTACACATTCCTAACGTTCCTGTTTCAGGTTCACCGTGGGGTCTCTCGGACGCACACGACATCATCACTATCAACCGTGCATATAACGAAATCAGCACCGATGTTGCAGACATCATTAACTATCACGCTTCTCCTGTGACAGTTATCGTTGGTGCTAAAGCCTCTAACCTTGAGAAAGGTGCAAAGAAGGTTTGGGGCGGTCTTCCAAAAGACGCCCAAGTCTTCAATCTTGAAGGTGGCGCATCAGGAATTGATGGCGCTCTTAAATATCTTGAGTTGTTAAAACGCTCAATGCACGAAATTATGAACATTCCTGAAACTGCGCTTGGACAAGTCCAGCCAATTTCAAATACATCAGGTGTTGCTCTTTCTATTCAGTATCAGCCATTGATGAATCGCTACTCTCAAAAAGTAGCCCAGTATGGCAAGGGTCTAGAGCGAATCAATGAACTTGCACTTCGCACCCTTGCTATCAAGGAACCACAAACATTCCTCTATAACCCAAATGAAGATGGTCCAATCAAAGAGGGTCAACTAGACCGTCTTGACCCTAATGACCCACTGTCATACATGAACTATGTACAGTTCCCACCTCCACTACCTCTCGACAAACTCATTGTTCTTAATGAAATCCAGACCAAACTTGGAATGGGCCTTGAGTCTAAGGAAGGCGCACTTCGCACTCTTGGCGAAGAGTTCCCAGAAGAGAAGTTGCAAGAGATTCGTCGTGAACTTGTTGAAGATGCTAAGGCAGATGGTGCCTTGACCCTTGTTCGGGTTCAGATTCAGAAGCAGATTCAGGATATGACTGGCATGATGCCAGGACCAGACGGTACAAGCGCCGTTCCTCTTCAGCCTACTGAACTAGGTAGTGGAGATGTGATGGGCGATGGTGTAGAGGGTGCTCCAACACCTGAAAACATTGAAAACCCTGTCAATCAACAGGCAGAGGCTATCAATGCACAGGCAGAGGCATCCATCCGTGAAACGCTATTAACTCAAGCCTATGGAACAAAGATTCCACAGAGAAGGGCAGTTGATAGAGAATAGATTTCCAACTGTAAAAAGTTTGGAATATACCGAGACAAGCGCATTTAAATGTAATGCAATTATCTCATAATAACAAAGGGACACGCCGCAAGGCATACGGACAACGACCTAAGAAAGATAAGTGACTACTATGGAAAACGCAGTAGACGAAACAATGATTACTGAGGCGCAAGCCCCAGTAGCAGTACAAATGAGTGGAGATATGCCTACCTATTCTGCTGATGACATTGCGAAAGCACGTGAGCAGGAGAAGGCAAAACTTTATCCACAGTTAGAAAAGATGAAAGAGGAACTCGCTTCTCTGAAGAGAGAACGTGAGGAAGCGGCAGCCCGTGAAGCAGAGCGTCAATCCCGCATTGCTGATGAGGAGGCCCGTGCAGCACAGTTGAAGAAGGAACAGGAAGAAAACGAACTGTCCTTCAAAGACCTTCTCAAAAAGAAGGAGCAAGAATTTCAGTCTCAATTAGAGAATGAGCGTCTTGAAAGAGAACGTGCAATCGCACTCCTTGAACAGGAACGCAAGTTCCAAGAGTTGATGAACTATCGTCAATCTCGACTTGAGCAGGAACGTGAGAACATCATTCCTGAACTTATCGATTTGATTGAAGGCAATTCATCAGATGAAATTGAGCAAAGCATCGCAACTCTAAAAGATAAATCTGCTCGCATTTTAGAATCCGCTCAACAGGCTATGCAGTCTGCTAGAGCACAAATGGCAGGACCTCGCGTAACAGCGCCTGCCGCAGGACCCCTCGATAATGACTCGTCACAACAATCGTTTACTCCTGATTCCATCAGGGATATGTCATTGGCAGACTATGCGAAACAAAGAGCCAAATTGCTTGGCAATGCAGCATCAAATCGTGGTCAGGGACTGTTCGGTTAATTCAAACAACTATCTAGAAAGGACTTGACCTAAATGGCAAGTGCAATCACAGGTACTGGTCAACTAGCCAGCGCCCCTACCGCTTATTCAGGCTCCAATTCAAGCCTCAATCAAGCAATTCAAACAATCTGGTCGAAGGAAATCCTCTTCCAGGCAATGCCAATCCTTCGTTTCGAACAGTTCGCTGTTAAGAAGACTGAACTCGGAGTTGCTCCTGGTCTTCGTGTGAACTTCCTTCGTTACAAGAACTTCGCAGTAGACCCATCTCCTCTAACAGAAGGTGTTCGTATGACAACGAACGCTCTTACTGCAGAGCAGATTGCTATCACAGTTGCAGAACACGGCTACGCAGTAGCAGTTTCTGAACTTCTTCTCAATGCATCCTTTGATGACGTAATGGCTTCTGCTTCACGTCTTCTTGGTCGCCACATGGCACAGTACCTCGATGTACAGGCACGTAACACACTCTCTGCAGCAACTTCTGCAGTATTTGGTTATGACCGTTCTGCACTCCAGGGTGTCAATGACTGGTACAACGAAGGTACCGCTGCAACACAGTGGTCAGACCTCGATGGTAACTACAAGTTGACCACAGGTGCTGTTAAGGATGCTGCTCTTACTCTTGCTGGTAAGAACATCCCTCGCCTTGGCGAAACTTATGTACAGTTCGTACATCCTAAGCAGTCACGTGACATTCGTTCGAACCCAGAGTTCATCGAAGTTACAAAGTACGCTGCTCCAGGAAACTTCATGCTCGGTGAAATCGGACGTCTCTATGACGTAGTCTTCATCGAAACCACACAGGTTAAGAAGTTGGCTGTTAACGCTGGCTACACCACAACTGGTGATGTCGGTGCTCCAGCATCTGCAATCTCTGTACCTGTAAAGGCAAACACCAACCCAGGTAAGGGTGGTAACCCAGAGTCTGCTGATTACACTGCTGAAAAGGGTTACCTATCTTCTGCAACTGGAAACGGTGCTGAAGTTTACGAATCCATCATGATTGGTGACAACGCATTTGGTCACGCAATCTCCCTCCCAGTTGAACTTCGTGACGGTGGCGTTCTCGACTTTGGTCGTGAGCACGCTCTCGCTTGGTACGCAATCTGGGGTCTTGGTGTCATCACAGACCAGGCAATCGTCAAGGTCTACACCAACTAGTTTCACCTTATGTCCTGGGAGCCATACTCCTTCTTTGGCTCCCAGGTCATAACCACCCAATACGTTTAGGAGAATAAACACCGTGGCAAATAAAGCAACAAGTCCATTGGATGCAACAGGAGTTGCAGCCGAAAAAGCAGCAAAGAAGAACGCTGCTGAGTTAAAAAAGCGTCAAGAAGAAATTTCAATTGCTAATCAGATTGAGGCGGAGAGCCTGGAGCGGGACGTCTTCGACCCAAAGAAACCAGATGCTCCACTTGTTTTAGACGAAATTGAGAACGTAGGCGTATCAGTATCAAATGAATACGTAGTCGTTCGAACAATCACTGATATTGATGATATGACTTTTGGTGTTGTCAATGGCACACCACAGAGTTACACGTTTAAATCAGGCGTCAAGTATCGTGTTCCAAAACACCTTGCTGACTATCTAGAGCAACTCGGTTACATTTGGCGGCCTAACTAAGCCGTCGCAAGTAGTCTAACCTCAACTGGTTCCCGCCCTCCTCCCAGTTGGGGTTGGACCTTTTTTGTGCTGTGGAAATCGCAGTTACAAGAGAGAATAGCAACACCTAAGTTCTCGGAGGTTTTGTGGCGACTTTATCTAGCCTAGGCAGCAGGCTACGCACTGAAATTGGTGACATTGGTAAGTCCTTTGTGTACCAATTTACAGCCGATGGAACTACCAATAGATTTTTAGTTCCCTACTCTCCCCTTGATGGGTTGAATCTATCCATTCTTCAGGATGGAACAAACGTCTCCGCTGATGTAGAAGTTGAAGAAGCCACTGGATACATCGTATTTGACACCACACCAACTGATGGCGACGTAATCGTTGTAGCAGGTAACTACTATCGCTACTTTACTGATACAGAGATTGAACAGTTTGTCAGCACAGCCTTTACTGAACACAGTGCATACCACACGGACGCATACGGTAGAACAGTCTCTTTAACAAATCTTCCTACTCTTGAAGAGTATCCAGTAGTCGTGTACGCGGCGACTCTTGCGTTATACGCATTAGCAAACGATGCAGCATTTGACATCAACGTATTCGCCCCAGATGGCGTAACCATTCCTCGTTCTGAAAGATATCAGCAGTTAATGCAGATGGTTCAGGCTCGTCAGAATCAATACCGTGAACTCTGCTCACAACTTGGTATTGGTATGTACAAAATTGACGTATTTAGTTTACGCAGAATTTCAAAAACAACAAATCGCTACGTGCCAATCTTTCAACCAATGGAAGTTGATGACAGAGACGCTCCTACACGTGTGTACGTGCCCATTCCAACTTATGGTGGAGTTGAGGCCCCTGTTACAACTATCGTTCAAGACCTTTACATATATGAAGGCGATGACTACACCTTTAACATAGTGTTTGACTTTGAGTTAGATAATTACACTCCAAAGGCTGAGATTCGTGCATTACCTGGAAGTTCAGCCCTAATAACGTCGTTCACAATTACAAAACCTGATGTTGGTTCAGGCGATGGAGCAGGACTTCGTACTTTACAGTTGGACCTTGACGAGACCCAGACAGGCATGCTCCCTGGAACCTCTTATTACGACATCCAGATGACGGATGGTAATGGAGTAACCAAAACATATGTGTCTGGAAAAATCTTCAAAACCAGAGAGGTAACAGAAGGATGAGTCAATACGTAAGACCAGGGTCTAACTGAACTACCTACGTTAACGACA